AATGCCTTCACCTTACTTCGGGGAGACGCTACTAACGGCCCCGGAGGAACAGCCTATTACCATGTTTTCAATTATGAATATACTTCAAAGAATGGTACTGGGAACATGACTCAATTGGCATATGGATACAATGATATCAAGGCATATATGAGGTTTAGATTAAGTGGGACTTGGAGTGCGTGGGCAGCACTACACTAATAAAGGAGCAGTACGTTGAGATATTTATATATAAATCAGGCTGAAAATAGAATTTCTTTAATTTCCAAAAAGTCTGAACCTGAACTAATTACCGATAATTGCGTTGAGTATATTGTTCAAGATAATTTTGATTTAACAAAAGAAATGGATGATGGGTTTGGTGAAGTTAAAGCAATGGAAGGCTTCCTAACAGTAGAAGAATTTCTTGCTAGGTATAATTCAGATTATCAATCGCAGAGAGCAGGTGCCTATCCTCCTGTTGAAGATTATTTAGATGCGATCGTAAAAAATGACACCGCAGCAATTGAAAAATATAAAGCTGATTGTTTAGCCGTAAAAGCAGCATTTCCAAAAGGAGAATAAATAATGACCGCAACATTCAACTGGGCAATTTCCCAATGCGAGAGAGAACTAGCTGACGGTGGCATTACCACGGCACACTGGCGCGTTAACGCTACACAGACCCTAGAGGACGTAGAGTTTACAGCGTCTAGCTATGGCACCTGTGGCTTTACCCCTGACCCTGCGTCTGGCGATTACACGGCTTATGCAGACGTTACAGAGGCAGAAGTTCTAGGTTGGTGCTGGGCTGATGGTATAAACCAAGAGGCTATTCAAGAAAATTTACAGGCCAATATCGACCTTCAGATTACGCCAACCACTGGATCAGGCACGCCCTGGGCTGCATAAGGAATAAAGATGAGCGACCCAACAGTAGAAATAGACGGCCAAGAGTTTGCATTCAGCGACCTTGAGCAAGATGCACAGGTAATGATTCAGCGCGTACAACAATTGCGCGAAGTGCAGCAAAACTTGCAAATTCAGTTGATAGAAAACGAGCGCAGCATCGCCAGCTGGGAAGCGGACATTCGCAACTCAATCAAGCCGGTTGAAGCTGAAGAGTCTGCGTCACAGTGACTCAGAAAGAATTAACAGCGAAGGCTTTGGCCTCGATTGAGGCGCACGAAAGAGAATGTGTCGTTAGGTATCAAAGCATTGAGCGTAGGCTTGACAGTGGCGCGGCAAAGTTTGTTCGTTTAGAGCAAATGATATATGGCCTTTACGCATTGGTACTTGGCTCTGTGTTGGTTCCGCTTATTATTGCTATGGGCTAACAAGTGATTTTAGAGGCTGTTGCGGCAGTGACGGCTGCGTGCAAGGCGCTTGAGATGGCTGCGGGTGCGGCTTCAAATATAGAGACTCTGGGCGCGTATATAGCCAAGCTAGGCTCTAGCGAATTCGATCTGCAGCGCGCTAAGAACAGCAAGAATTTAAGCGAAGCTGAGGCGATGAAGATTGTGATGGCTGAAGAGCAACTGAGGCAATCTAGGGCTGCGATCAGGCAAGTTTTTGAGGCCACTCATCGCATGGATCTCTGGAACGAGATGCAGGCCAAAACTGCGGAAGCGCGTAAAAACCGCCAAGCTTTTTTAAAGGCAGAAGAAGCCCGCAAGAAGAAGTTTAGAAAAGAGTTAACGCAATACGCGCTGATTTTTGTAGTCGTTGCAGCGTTGGTTCCAGCCACGATAGGCGGCTTACTGGCCTGGCTCACCAACAGATAAATGTAGGATTAATAAATGAAATTTGACCTTATTAAGACTGTTGTCTCTAGCCTTGCGCCGACGCTTGGCCACGCCTTGGGAGGGCCGTTAGGAGGTACTGCGGCGAAAGCGCTATCCAGCGTGCTGGGATGCGACCCAGAACCCAAGGCATTGCAGACGGCGGTACAGAACGCCTCCCCAGAGCAGTTGGCAAAGATCGCAGCTGCAGACAACGAATTCGCTGTGCAGATGAAAAAGCTTGATGTGGATGTGTTCTCCTTGGAAGTGCAAGACACCCAGAACGCCCGCAAGTCTTTTGCTGGCGATTGGACCCCTAAAGTGCTGGCGCTGCTGGCCTTTGTTTTCTTTGGCGCTTATGTGTCCATCGTGACGCTAATGCCAGACACAAATGAATCAATCGTCAACCTAGTGCTTGGATACCTTGGCGGCATAGTGAGCGCAGTAGTTAGCTTTTACTTCGGCGCTTCTAACAAGGGTGAAAGCTAATGAGCAGTGACAAGCTATTTGAAATGCTGAGAAGGCACGAAGGCGTTAAGCAATTTGCGTATCAGTGCAGCGCGGGCAAAACCACAATCGGCGTAGGCCGCAATATTGACGAAGACGGCGGAATTGGCCTATGCGATGCCGAGATCGACTTCTTGCTGTCTAACGACATTGACCGAGTTGAGACTGAGCTTGAGAGCAATTTCTCTTGGTACAAGAATTTGAACCTTGCCAGAAAAGACGCAATGATTTCAATTGCCTTTAACCTAGGCCTTACCCGGCTGCTCAAGTTTGAGAAGGCGTTGGGGTTTATGGCTAGCGGTGACTACATCATGGCTGGCATGGAATTCGATAACAGCCTTTGGTCCAAGCAAGTCGGCGCAAGGGCTGAAGAGCTTTGCCAGATGATTGAAACAGGGGAGTACGAAGATGCCTCTTCTTAACGTAAGCCCACCAGCTGGTGTAGTCAAAAACGGTACTGCGCTGCAGCAAGCAAACACTTGGTCAGACGCAAACTTAGTGCGCTGGTACGAAGGCGCTATGCAGCCAATCGGCGGCTGGCGTAAGCGCACAACAGCTGCGATGGATGGCGTGTGCAGGGCAATCATCAGCTACCTAGACAATGGCCGTAACAGGCGCACAGTGGCTGGCACGCACACTAAATTATATTTTGTGAGCGAGGACAACACGCTTACTGATATAACCCCGTCAGGGTTCACCACGGGCAACGCAAACGCAGTCCAGAACCTTGGCTACGGCGGCCTGACGTGGAATGCCAGTACTTGGAATACACCAAGACCGGACAGCGGCGCTTATACGCCAGCAACCACCTGGTCGCTTGACACGTTTGGAGAGTACGTTATTGCGTGCGCTACCAGCGATGGAAAAATCTACCAGTGGGCAAATAGTACTGGCACGCCTGCAGCGCTGTTATCTAACGCACCCACCAGCACCACCGCAATCGTCGTGAGCGAAGAGCGCTTCGTGTTCGCATTGGGCGCGGGCGGTGTAGGTAATAAGGTGGCGTTCTCAGACCAAGAGCAAAGCAACGTCTGGGCACCAGCTGCAACTAACCAAGCTGGCTCTTTTACCCTGGCGACCAATGGCAATCTCATGGCTGGGCTTAGAATGCGCGGCGAGACTTTGCTGCTCACTGACATAGATGCACACACAGCACGCTATCAAGGACCGCCATTCGTGTACGGTTTCAGACAGGCCGGTACAGGCTGTGGTGTGATAAGCGCCAATGGCTGCGCGGTAGCCGATGGGACCGCATATTGGATGGGCAATAATGGCTTCTATATGTACAACGGCTCAGTGCAGTCTATGCGCTCTAGCGTTGGTGATTTCATATTCTCGCACCTAAACACTACAGAGAGATCTAAGGTGTTCGCAGTCGTTAACTCGCAGTTTAGTGAGGTCGTTTGGTTCTACCCAAGCGCAGGCACCACAGAGAACGATTCTTATGTCTCCTACAACTACCGCGAGAATCACTGGCAGATTGGCAAGGTGGCCCGCACTGCAGGCTTTGATATTGGGGCGTTTGTTTTCCCTAATTACGTCTCAAGTGAATCTACTGGCTCATATGTTTACGAGCACGAAGTAGGAAATACATACGACACAGACAGCGATGTCTTTGCTGAAACCGGGCCTATGCAAATCGGCGTTGGCGACAGAATGATGGTCGCAACTTCACTTATCCCTGACGAACAAACCCAGGGCGATGTCACCGCGACATTCAAAACTAGAATTTACCCAAACAGCGCAGAAAGCTCTTTCGGGCCTTTTGACATGGCCAACCCAACCAGCGTGCGCTTTCAAGGACGGCAAGTGCAGATGCGCGTCACCGGCGACCAGCCTACCAGCTGGCGAGTCGGCAATATGCGCTTAGAAGTAGTTGCGGGCAGTAGACGATGATCCTGCCTAACGCTTCTAACAACTACGACCAGGGTGTTGAGTCACAGCGTAATTTGCTGATTGAGCAGGCTGATGACATGAACAGAAAAAAGAATCAGGACATCGAGCTGCGCAATGACCGGCTGATCCTGCAAAGCCCAAATGGGACGCGCTACAAGCTGAGCGTAGACAACACCGGCAACCTTACGGCGGTATCACTATGAGCGAAGCAATTTTAGTTAAGCAGGCAGAAGACACAGTAGGCCCGTACCGCGAGTTGCTTGAGTCGGCGCTTGAGCGATCTGGTGGCACGCACACATACGAAGACGTGTTGGACGCAATAATTCTTGGCGATATGTTTTTTTGGCCAGCAGAAAAAAGCTGCATGGTCACGGAGATAGTTCAGTACCCAAGACTGCGCGCGCTGCACGTTTTTCTAGCGGCGGGCGACTTGAATGAAATTAGGGGTATGGAATCCAGCCTGATCTCGTTCGCCAAGTCCATTAAGTGTTCAGCACTGAGCATGAGCGGGCGCAAGGGCTGGGCCAAGGCGCTTAAAGAAATGGATTGGAACGAAGCACACACAACTTTGGTTAAGCAGATATGAGCAAAGACGGAAGCGCAGGCGGCGGCACAAACATAAACCTTGATGATTTGCTGGCAATGAACCCAGAACTTATGGAGCAGCTGGCAACTGAGCCTGCGCCGGTAGAAGCAGCGCCGGTAGCAGCGCCAACGCCGTTCTACGGCAGTGGCAATGAGATCAGTCAGCCCGACCAAACCTATTTTGATACTTTTGCCTCGCCAAGCGAAAACTTTTACGGCTCTGGCACTGAGATCACGCAGCCAGACTCTGACTACTACAATCAGTTTCCATTGCCAGGGCAAGCGCCAGCGCAAACGCAAGCACCTAGAACTTCCACACCGATCCCTATTTTCGACATTGAAGAAAGCAGCTTTGATAACACCGCAGGGATTGGCGGGGAAGGCGGTGCGGGCGGCATGACTTACGCCCCAGTGTATGGGAGGCCAGGGCTGGCGGCAGAACCTGAGCAGTCGGCAGCGCCTGTCTATGGTCGCCAAGGATTGGTATCAGAACCAGCAATTGATTACGGAATTGGCGGCGAGAGTGCTGCGCCAATAACGCCTTCAGCGCCTGTCTATGGCCGCCGAGGAATCAACCCCTCGATGCCCATCCTTGATGCGGCAGAAGAAGATGAAGAGATCGCGTACTACACGCCACGATTCCAAAATTTCAACATAGGAGCCATGTGACATGAGTGCAGGCAAATCAAAACAAAGCTCAACACAAGCATTTGACCCAGAATTAAAAGGAATGCTGACAAGCACATTTCGCACTGGCCAGCAGCTTGCGCAAACGCCATACCAAGCATATGACGCAGCAACTGTTGCACCATTAGCGCCAGCTGAGCTTGAAGGAATGAACATGACTGCTAACACAGCCCGCGCTGGTGTTGGGCAAGCTCAAATGAATCAGGCGATCACTGGGGCGCAAGCTGGTATGAACTTTCAGCCAAGCATGGCAAGCGCGCAGACAGTAGGCGCACCTGGCGGGCCTATGAACATTGCCAACCAAGGTGTTAACGCGCAAAACGTCACCGCGCAGAATGTCGGGCAATCTGGTCCAGTAGGCGTAGGCAACATTGCCAGCCAAGGCGTTAATGCGCAGCAGATTGGCGCGTTACCCGGCATCCAAGCACAGAATGTTGGCGGGCAAACAGTACAGGCGCAGAGCTTGGCAAACACTGACTTGTCGCCTTATCAAAACCAATACACCTCTGGCGTGATCGACGCAGCAATGGGCGATTTAAACCGCGCACGCGAAATGACGCAAAACCAAAACGCTGCAAGCGCAGTGTCAGCTGGCGCTTTTGGCGGTGATCGTCAAGCGTTGGTCGAGGCAGAAACTAACAGAAACTTTGGCAGGCAGGCCAGCGACATGGCCATGAACTTGCGCAACCAAGGATTCCAAAACGCTCAAGCGGCTGCGCAAACAGACCTCAATCGTGCGCAAGACGCGGGCGGTCAGAACGCGCAGTCTGCCATGCAAGCTGCATTGGCTAATCAGCAAGCGGGCCTTTCGGCTGGTCAACAAAACCAGCAGCTTAACTTTCAGCGACAGCAAGCAAATCAGCAGTCTGCGCTTTCAGCAGCACAAGACTCAGCTGGCCGCGCACAACAGGCCAGCCAGCAGATGGCGCAGATGGGGCTGCAAAGCGGCCTAGCTTCACAAGACGCGAATATGCGCGCGGCATTGGCCAACCAGCAGGCGCAACTTTCTGCCAGCGGGCAGTCGGCTGGAAATCAGTTGCAAGCCAGCCAGTTAAACGCTGCAAACAACTTGGCTGCGCAGCAGTCAAATCAGCAGGCCATGAATCAATATAATCAAATGAACTTAGCCGCACAGCAAGGCAACCAAGACGCGGCACTGAGAGCGGCGCTCGCCAACCAACAGGCTGGCTTAGCAGGCGCAGGGCAGAGATTGCAGGCAGGTCAAAACTTGGCGAATTACGGCGGAGACTTACGCGGTATGCAGTTCGCAGATGCTCAGGCATTACAAGGGGTTGGCGGTCAGCAAAGAATGGCGGGCCAACAGTTGCTTGATGACAGGTATCGAAGATTTGCTGAAGAACGAGATAACCCGTTCAGGATGTTTGATGTTCTGCGCTCTGGCGCTGGCTTGTTGCCTAACCCGCTCACCAGTTCAAGCAAGGGCAGAAGCACAAACGTGGGAGTCGCATAATGTTTAGCGCAATGATGGCTGGTATGTCAAAGCTGGCTGGTATGCCGAAGGCGCTTTTAAGCAGCCAAGACGAACTTGAAGGCTTAGACGAAAACGGATTGCCAATAAACCCACCGATGCCAGGGCAAGTGCCGGGAGCGCCTCCCGCAACAGCCCCGGTGGTTAACGTGGCCACCAACACGGCAGATCAAGCAGCAAAGCAATCAATTGGCCAAATGGTCGGCCAGCGCATGGAAGGGCTGCGCGACATTGCCAGCGACCCTGGCGCGTATGCGATGGGGCGGATTGGATCTAGCTTTGATAATTTAAGAAGCGCCACACAAAGCCCAGCCAAGTATGCCGCAGACAGAATATCTAAGGCTATGAGCGGAGAGCTTGAAGAAGAAGATAAGGCGCGAGCGCGAAGTAGGGCGCGTATGCAACAGTTTCAAAGTCAGGCGATGCAGGACTATCAGGCTGGTCAACAAGGCGTTCAACTGCCAACTGGCTATTTTAATTCAGCACAAAGAGGGCTGATGTAATGACAAAAGAAGAAGAGCAGCGCTTAGCCCAAGAGCTTTTAAGAACGCCAATGATGGGCGCGCCGGTAAATACCGGGCGGATGGACAGCATTCCACAGCAACCTGTCAACAATCAGCAAGCCGCATTATCTGCGCAACAGCGATTGCTTGCAGAATATGCCAAGCCGCGTGAATTCCAAGCGCCTGGCTCATTTGGCGAAGGCGTTACGAATGTATTCCAAGCCAAGTTATTAAGACCGCTGCAAGAGTCACTAGGCTTGCGTGAAAGCGCTGACGATCAGTACAAGCGGCTGGCAAGCAATCTATCTAGGTTTGAGTTGGCGACCAAAGAGCAGGATCGACAAAGGTTAGAGTTAGCGCGCCGCATAAACATGGGCGTTGACCTTGAAAGCTATCCGCCTGCAGTGCAACGCGCATATGTCTCTGCAGAGCAGTTAGAGCCAGGGACGGGTAGAGCAATTCTTACCGACCATGACCGGCGCTTTGGTGGCGCGGCAGCTCAAGAATTTCAATACAGGGAAAGTTTAACTCCAGAAAAACAAAAAGAGTTCGACGCTTTTCAGCAGCAAGGCAGGGCCGTCACAAACATAAACACAACGCAGAATTATGCTTTTAAGACTTCTGTGGATGCTGTGCAGGATCAGTACACAGGTTTACGCAAAGCCTATGAGACAGGTCAATCTACTGTACCAACAACTACAATAATGCGTGACTTGTTAGAGATGGGTAATGTACAAACTGGCTTTGGTGCTGAGTTTGCTGCAGGCGGAAGAAGGTTTTTGTCATCAGTTGGTGTTGATGTTGCGGGCACTAGCGGCGAGGAAGTTTTTGCGGGTGCATCTAATCAATTGGTTTTGCCTTTGGTTAAGCAGCTTGGTGTAAACCCAACCGACAAAGATTTAGATTTCGTTGTCACTGCCTCACCAACGCTCGGCAAGTCTGCAGAGGGTAACCTGCTGATGCTAGATATTTTAGATTTCAAGCGTGAGCGAGACACAGCCCTGTACGATGCGGCGATTCAGTTTAGAGAGCAAGACGCTACTGGCGACAACTTGTACTCAACAAACCCCGGACTTTATGAGGTGCGGTTCAACCGATTTATGATTAATAAACGACAAAGCCCGGAGTTTGCCACAAAACTGTTGACGCTCCGCGCTAGGTTCAATACCGCTATGAAAGGCCCGAATACAGCAACATTAGGTGCAGGATCTGCCTTAGCTGATGAGATACTAAACAAGGGAGGCGCATCACAATGAGTGATTTACAAACAGAAG